AAGGAAAGAGTGGTTAAACTACGCAATGAGTGGATTCCGGTACGCCCTGATGTATGGAACGATAAGTATGATTGCACTGTGTCTGTGGCTTTAGGCCACGGCAGCAAAGATCAACAGATGATGCACCTTTCACAAATGATTCAGTTCGCAGGGGAAGCTATGAAGGGTGGTTTGAGTATTGTCAGCGAACAGAACATCTACAATCTGGGGGCAGCCTTGGTGAAGGCTATGGGCTTCCAGAATGTTGGTGACTTCCTTACTGATCCCTCTATGGCTCCCCCACAACAGAAAGAACCCACACCAAAGGAGCAGGCTGATTTGATGGAGGCTGAAGTTAAGAAACAGGAACTTGAAATAAAGGCCGCAGAGGTTCAGATAAAGGCTCAGAAGATTCAACAGGAGTACCAGAAACTAGCGATAGACTCACAGTTAAAAGTGGAAGAGTTAAACCTTGAGCGAGAGCAAAATAGGGCTGTTGCTATAGGCGACACCTAAATGGATAACGAAGAGAAGGAACGAAGGGCTAACTCCCTTTTGAGTGATCCCTTGTTCAACGAGATGTTCGATGTACTAAGGAAAGATTTAATGAATCGTTGGGAATCCAGCGGTTCGACAGAGTTGGAGGCCAGAGAATCAATCTGGCTTGCGATGAGACTGCTTGATAGGCTTTATGGTCATGTACAGTCCATAGTTGAAACTGGACATATGAATAAGGTTCTTGAAAAGCAACACCCATTCATCTAAAAGAGGAATTTAATTATGGCGGATACGCAAGAAGCCCCGCACCCGGCAATTCAACCATTGCCACATACTCCCGGTAGTACACGGGAAGCCCAAGAGGCACTACTCGGAATAATGGACTCCCTAGAGGATAAACCAAAAGCTGAGGAAGCCGCACCTACTGAAGAGGAAGAGTCAACTGAGGAAACTCAAGACGAATCATTGGAAGAGGAGCCTCAAGAGGAATTGGAGGCAGCCTCCGAGGAGGAGGAAGCTGAAGAGGCCATTGAGGAAACTGACGATGGAGAAGAAGAAGACCCTCTATACGCTGTCACCGTAAATGGTGAAGAGCATGAGGTTACCTTTGACGAACTTCTGAGAGGCTATAGTCGCCAGTCAGATTACACTCGAAAGACGCAAGAACTGTCCAATGACAGGAAACAAATGGAGGAACTGCAAAAACAGTACAACTCTGAGGTTTCCACCATACAGGCAGAGCGTCAGCAGTACATGGAATCTCTAAACCAGATCATAGCAAATTCATCGGCTGGTCTTGACAAGTTCGCAAATGTAGATTGGCAGTCTCTAAAGGACACTGATCCCATTGAATACGTCACAAAGAAAGAGGAGTTTCGCGAAGCGCAGGAGAAGGTTCAAAGTATGCAGCAAGAGCAGTACAATGCTCAACACCGTCATGCCGAAGAATCTAAGCAACTGCGTTCCCAGATTCTAAGAGAAGAACACGGTAAACTTTCTGCCGCTCTTCCAGACTGGGGCAAACCCGAAAAGCAGAAAAAGATGGCATCGGAAATACGTGATTACGCTTCCAGCCAGGGATTTTCTGCTGAGGAAATAAACTCCCTAGTAGACCACCGTTCTTTACTTGTTTTACTGAAAGCGTCTAAGTATGATGCAATGCAGACGGCTGATGTAAAATCAAAGAAAATAAAGAACAAGCCGAGAGTAATCCGCGCCGGTAAGGGGCGGTCTTCTGGTGATGAATCAAAATCCAAACGTACTGCACGAATGAGGCGTCTTCAACAATCTGGTCACGTCCGAGATGCGACCAGTTTATTTGAGGATTTCGTAGAACTATAATATAGGAGAAGCATAGATGGCTGCACCTGCAAGTACTAGAGAAACCTATAGTTCGGTAGGACTAAGGGAAGACCTCTCTAACATAATCTATAATATCTCTCCAACTGACACTCCATTTCTAAGTGGTTGCGGCAGGGAATCTGCCGATAATACCCTATTCGAATGGCAAACAGATGCACTCAGCGCAGTAGCCGCCGACCGACAGGTTGAGGGCGATGATCTGGCTTCAAGTGCTGTCCAACAGCCAACTAGGGTAACGAACTACACGCAAATTAGTGCAAAGGCTGTGCAAACCAGTGGATCGGCAGAAGCCGTTGACTGGGCTGGACGCCGCAGCACACAAGCATACCAGCTTGCAAAGCGTGCAAAAGAAATGAAGCGTAATATGGAGTCGATGTTAACCGCTAATATTGGTAAAGGCGCTGGCGCTGCAATAGGCGCACCTGCTGTTGCTAGAATCACCGCTGGTCTAGGCTCATGGGTTGCAACGAACTACGATTCGATTGGATCAGGTTCGCCGTCACCCGCCGCTGGTTCTGGTGATGGTGTAACGGCTGCGGTTGATGCACCAACCCAAGTTGCACTTGCGGAAGCAAACATGAGAACAGTTATCAAAGAATGTTTTGATAGCGGTGGTTCACCTGATACGATCTTGTGTGGTTCGTTTAACAAACAAGCACTATCAGCACTCACACAGTCCGTATCTGATTTACGAACCAATACGTCTGGTGAGAAACCCGCTTCAGTTATAGCGGCTGTGGACGTTTATGTTAGCGATTTTGGTACGTTCAAAATTCTCGCGGATAGATTTCAAAGAGCATAGACATCGTTTATTGACTTTGATTTCTGGGCAGTAGCGTATCTCCGTCCTTTCAAGACGGAAACCTTAGCAAAGACTGGTGACAGCATAAAGCAGATGCTTATTGCTGAGTACGGTTTGATGTCTAAAAATGAAGCCTCTTCAGGTTTCTTGGCAGACTTAAGCACCAGTTAGTAAGTAACAGGTAGAGTGGGGGGAAACCCCCACCCTCCCTTACGGAGAAAATAAAATGGCAAAAGGTATTTCAAAAAGTATGCCTTGGGATAAGGTGGAAACTAAGGATGTTCG